ATGCTATACTGTTCACTGTAGTAACAACCTTTGTGATGCGGTACTACTGGGTGAATATCAAAGGTTACCTTGAAAAGTTCGGAAACTTTGGAGCTGTTTGCCCGAACGGATTCGTTCAGCAGGGGAATGATTGTGTCCCTACCGGTCACCAGACATACAGCACAAATTCTGGAAACGTGCCGCAGCCATCAGAATCCTCTCCTTAAAGAATAATGGAGACGTTTCGTGGAAAACGTTTAATAATACCAAAATCAAGAAACTGGGAAATCAATGATCTGACCGACAAGTATTCCTTAAAACAAAGGTTGTCTTGCCGTTTTGAAGATAATCCCATTCCACTTGATGTGTGGAAAGAGAATCCGGACCTTACCCTTGCCCAACTTCAAAAAAAAGTGAAGATGTGTACTTTGTATCCTTATGAGGTGGGAATGCAAGTCCTGAAAATATTCAAGCCTAAAAAGTGGTTGGATCCTACCGCTGGATGGGGAGATAGGTTACGTTGTGCGATTTCGTACGGTTGCGAATACTTGGGTGTGGATTCCAATTCGGGTATGCAGTCAGCATACAAAGCTATTATTTCCGATACAGGTGCTGATCCTTTAAAGTATCGTGTCAAAGACGGTAAGTTTCAAAATGTTAGGATTTCAGGTAAGTATGACCTAGTGTTTACCAGTCCACCGTTCTACACTGTTGAAAAGTACGATAAAATGGTAGGGTGGGAATCAGTGGAAGAGTTTATGGAAGAATTTATGATTCCGCTCTTCAAGAAATCAGTTCGGCATCTTGAACAAAAGGGACATATTGTTTTGTATATTGAAGACCGACCCACCGCGCCATTCATTCAAATAATGAAAGAGTATGTGCGAGAAGCTCATCCTGAACTACAGTATGAAGGTGCTTTTTACTACGAAGGATTCGGTAAAACCCCACGACCTTACTATGTTTGGAAATTAGAGTAGTATAGAATAAATAAATGCAGAAGAAGTCTATTTTACTTCTGGTTGGAATCGCCGCTGCAATATTCGTATTTGTGAAGTATGTTCTTCCGCGCCTAGAAGGGTTCGCAAACCCTGATACGAAAGTGAACCCAAAGTGTCCTCAAGGATACAAGCAGTGTCCGTCAGGAGACTGTATTGACGAGGCGGATGTTCATCAAACTTGCCCGGACACAACACATGCTTACTAATTTACGCTAATGTGTATTAAACTTATTAAATGGACTTAGTTATTTGTGTGTTTGGCTGCGACACAATTGACAAGTACCGAAACCAAATTTTAAAAATTAATGAAACGTGGGGTAAACAAGCAGGTGTTCATACGAATGTACAACTCCTGTTTTTTCTTGGCGAAGAAGTTGTGTTGGAAGGACCACAGTATATTCATCTAAAAAATGTAACGAACGATTATCAGTCGGCTTCCTATAAGCAGTTTATTGGTCTCAAGTACATTTATGAAAATTGTAAATCTAAATTTATTATTTGTGTTGGTACTGATACGTACATTAACGTTCCTAAACTCTTACACAATTTATCTAGATACAACTATCTGGAAAATTTGTATATTGGTGGTCACGGGTGTCATCGCAACATTTTAGGTAAAACTGTTTACTTTCATAGTGGCGGTCCTGGGTTCATTATTTCTTGGGAATGTCTGAGGTTACTATATCCTAAACTTGACAATATTGTTGAAGAATGGATAGATATATGTTATCGTAATAATACATCCGAATGGAAAACAGCATCTGATTTGGCAATGGGGTACTATGCCCAACTTCCATACTTGAACTCACAAATAATTAAGACTAATGATTTATCTATGATTCACTGTAATCATCGCGGGAGACCATGCCATCCAAACATGATTGATATGAAAAACATTGTGTCTTGTCACTGTATGAGTCCCGAAGATTTTCATGATTTTACATCAATACTTACACTAAACAACTTCTTCATGTAAAACGGAATTGATTTTAGCAAGTTAGATAGTCTCATTACTGCCTTGTAACACACAAATGACTGATATTATTGACTTTGGAGTTGAGGATACCACCTGCTGGGGTGACGAGGCAATTGCCGACACGCAGACCATTACGGTTCCGCCTGTCGTCAAGACCAACAAGCTCACGTGGGGTATCCCGCTAGAGCGTGTTATGGAGATTCCTGAGGACGGTGAGTCGCTCATGAAGTACATGGAGTTCTGCTCCAACAAGATGGAAACTCTCGCGAAGGAGCGGGAGAAGTTCAAGGATATGCCTGAGGCTATCAAGTACATTGAACACATTGCGCTGCAGAAGCGCATGTGGACCAAGAAGCGCAGCGAGTATGCTGGGTACTATCTTGAGTCTGACCTCGCGATTGCTCATGAGATGGGAATCGGAGAACTGCAGACTGAGATTGATGCTGCCAAGATGGCGGGTGACTGGAATGGGTATGCTTACATGCTGCCCAAGATAGAGTACCTTCGCAAGACGATGGCGCTGTACAAGAAATGGGCCGCAGACAAAAAGAAGCTTGATTGAGTTTCACAAAACTATAAACGGAGTTTGGACGGAAACGTTCTCTCCAACTTTTTACCATCCCGGAGTGTCTTTATGTTCCGCCTGGCGCTCAAGGTACCGCGTCTTGACGTTCTGAGGTAAGAAGTGTTTATTAAGAACAGCTTCTACAACAGAAGGATCAAACTGTTTGCACGAGAACACATCAAGGTACATATCATTAGATTCTTCTACAAAATGGGCAGTAATATTTGACGTTTCAATAAGCTGAACAAGTGTGTATCCTTTTTTATTGCCTGTTCCAAACATTACGATTTGTGGCTTGCCGTAAGCGACCATATCAATACGCTTAACGAGCGTGTGGGTGAACTGTTCAATATTATGAGCGCAACGGATGGAGCTAGGAATGCAGTTGGCAGCATCTACAATGAGATGATACCCCCAGCGACTAATCATTGATATGTTCTTCAAAAAGAAAATAATGTGAAAACCTTATCAATAACTTTTTGTCTTGAAAAAGAGTATATCAAGATGTTGTGGATGGCCCTGTACGCTGCCGCGCTTTTCTTTGTACTGACCCCAGGCGTAGTTCTGTCCCTGCCCCCGGGCGGTTCTAAGCTGACGGTCGCCCTAGTACACGCCGCGGTATTCGGTGTTGCGTGGGCTTTGACGCACAAGCTGGTGTGGAAGGCGCTCCATTAGACTAGAATATGGTCTCTCAGACCGAACGGATAAACTCCCATTTCAGGTAATCACAAATTTTCTGCCAGATTGCGTCATGGGAAATTAGACGATCTCTGGATTTCAGTAACGGAAAGTAAACCTTGTACTCATCTAACTCTAGGAGTTCAAAGAACTTATAGAGAATGTATGAATAGGATAAGAAATTCGTTCGGTCATCGGGACAATAAATTAGAAAAGGTGCCTGGATTTCCTGGAACATCGCTCTTATTTTTTCTTCAATTTCAGGAGTAATTGTAGGGGGAGGGTTACCGTTCAAACGTGAAATAATATGAGTAGCATGCTCATAATACTTTGATCTATTCAGCTTTTTTAGGATTTCTCGCATATCTTTTTCCGTTAACTCTGCCACATTCTGGATACGTCGCTTCTTGATTTCCAGAACAACTTCATTCATCACTTCATTGGGAATTATGGTGGACTCTTTTGCTTGAAACTGGTTCAGGATTTCGTTGAGATGATTGATTTTCTTGTAAGCGTAATTATTACGTTCCTTAGGAGGATCGCGAAAACTCGGCTGGTCGGAGACTACAAGCATGTACTCTTCCGACCCGCATAAAGGACAGACCAAAATTCCTTCATCTGAAGATTCTTCACGTGCAATATTACATTTGTCGCAATGTTCTGTTACAGCCTTCTTGACTTCTGCGGGTTCGCCAGTATTCAACTTCATTCGTGTCGCAAACTCGTCAAACAATTTCTTCTTTGATGGAGCTGCAGTTTCCGTCGTGTTTTGGTGTAAATATTTGGCAAATGTGTTTTGGTCAGTTGGAACTGTAGTTTGTTGGATTCTTTCTCCTGACCCGTAATATTTCAACATGATGTCGGCATTTTTAAGATAGTAATCGGTTAGGGGATTCGTTTGGTCCAAACGTTCTTGTAAATACTTGATTTCTTCACGGATCTTAGAAGCTTTCAAAATTTCAGATAAAGATACTGACGTTTCTAACCTTTCAAGTTCAGTCTTCATAGAGTCTAATTGAATACGTAATGCATCAATATTGGTAGTTTCGTCACGTATTCCAGTCACAATTGTTTGATGAACCGAATCTAGAGTTCCAGACACAACGTCCGCTTTCTTAGAAAACGTTGTTTCTCGCTGCTTCTTTATTCGGAAGATATTATCCATCTTATTATGTCCTTCAATTGTCGTTTCCTTAAACTGATTATTTAGTACGAAGGAACAAGAGAGCGCCTAACGAAACCCATGCGATAATTGTGGGAACAAACGTATCGTTTGTAAAGCTTTCAGTAGATTTAACCCTGGGACACCTTGAAGAGTCTACGACTGTACATTTTGCAGGATCAAAATCAGGAGATAAATCCGGACTTAACCAATTTGCAGCGTCTCCCGATGTTACCTCACACTGATAACATTTACAAGCAGGAGACGCAGAAGCTGTCATTGAGTTCATTAAGTATACTGGATTCAATCCTCCAATATCTCCCAAAACACCTTCAACTAATCCTGCTTGTTTGTTGCTAATGTAATTGAACCGGGCTTGTATAGATCCATCGGTGGCTGTACAGGTACCTCCAGTATTCACGAAATACTGATTACCCATTTCGCGGGTGCCTACTAACGTGTTCACATAAGTACCTACTGCACCTAAATTTGTGCCTAACTGACTGAACGACCCATCAGTTCCTACACCTAATCCACCAGGACCAGTTGGTTTAGGAACGTTGTCAGCGTAACTGTACGATGGTCCCATGATGTCGGTTTCAACATTAGAAGCCCCGCTGGATAAATCACTCCATAAGGAGTTCAATCCGAGGTCCGCCATTGTGTTCTAAATGTGATTTTACTTGGCGCTTATATGCTGGATTCGTCAGTGCGCACGGACGCTGCTTCAAGATAGCTGATGACGCTATTTCAAAAGAGTACCCGAACTTCTTACACACAAACAACAACGCCAGAAACCCGGACCGATTAACTCCACATTGACAATGAACGTAAATATTACCTGATCCAGGAGTACGTAAAAAGGTATTCATAGTCTGTTCAAATTTTGGATACCATTTCAAAATGTTTTCGTCCATACTGTCCAGTGCTTCAAGACACACGTAATTATCGGGGAACTTTGTACGAAACCAAATAGGACTATCTTTATCAAATGCGCAGTTAACAACGTGGGTGATATTATGAGTCCGGGCAAATCCTGGAGTTAAGTACAGTCCTG